CTCCAACTTCCAGCTTGATTCAAGAAGCCAATGTTATTAGAATTACAATGTATTGTTCTTGACCCATGATCACTGTCATGCATATAGATGTTAGAAGAAGTACCGTTAGCATTAACCGTGATATCACCATTTGCTACAATAGTATTACAACCAATGTCATTTACCGTAATGTTATTAGCACTGAAGTTTCTTGAAGCATCTCTATAAACAATTGTGTTTGCGGTGTTGCCTGAAGTTGCATTAGATGATACAGTAAAGGTACTGCCCTCTGAATTAACAGAACCAGAAATACCAGCACCTGATGTAGCACCAATCTTAACATAACTACCTGTTGTATCAGTACCTAATGCAACATTATTAGCAGATACTGTTGTAGCAATTGACACCGAACCTAAGTTAGACATAGTTGCATAGCCAGTTACATCACCTGTCAAGGTAATTGTTGGATCATTAACATTAAAGTCTAATGTGCCATCACCATCTTGATACACAACTTGGATACCACTTTCAGAATTACGAGTAACCATTCCACCAATAATATCTTGAACATTTTCAGTGAAGTTGTCTATGTTGCCCACAACATGGTTATGACCATCATCAGTAATACCTAATGTAACCTTACCCGTTGAATCAGAGTATGAAGCCCATACACCACCAGATTCTGTGTTACTCGTAAACATACCACCGGAGATATCTTGAACAACTTCATCAAATGATAACGAGCTATTATATATTACCTTTGTCCCTAATTTAACTTCATCAGCGAACGTGGTGTTATTATTGAATTTAACTTGGGCACCAATTTCGTCCCAACTAGATACAGTATTAACTTCTAAGAATCTATCATCTAAAGACTCACCGCCAATCTTAAGATCAGTAGCATTTAATGTTCCAGACACATCAAACTTATACGATGAATGTGCAGCTTTACCAACACCCACTCTATTAGATGTGTTAATACGAATTGTATTAGTTCCACCAACACCCATATTTAAGTATTGACCGGTTGCTTGAACACCACCTGATGTGAAGTTTAAGTTACCTGTTAAGGTATCACCAGATGCATTAACAAAATCACCTGTTAAATTATCTTGTCTATTTCTAATATCAATGATAGCATCGGTAATGTTACCTTCAGTCCAGCTGTTAGCTGCCATAAGGTTTTCATAAGTACTCCAAGTACCAAGGTCCGCTTGTAATGCATCAACATTTGATTCTTCTGTATCTAATCTAGATTCATGATTGTTAAGGGCCCATATTAATGACTTATCATTGGTACCATCCCATTTAGAATTAGTTAATACAAAGTCTTCAATACCATTGATTGCCGATACTAAGTTAGTATGAGTACCATATAAATCAGCAGAGGCAAAATCAACAGTAGTACCATTTGTTTGGGTACCACCAATTAATCCATTGATCTTATTTAATCTAGCATAGTCATTATTCAGTGCACCCGATACTGAGGTTTGTGTGCCATCATATACATCACCGAATGTAGTAGTTAATGATATACCTGAAGCAGCTGAAATTTGATCAATGAAATCTTTATTAGCATTAACCGCACCAACTAAATTGGTTGTTAATAAAGTGCTATCAATATCACCGATAGTGCCTATATTAGTTTCAGCTGTATCTAATCGGGAATCATGTGAGTTTAATGTTCCTACTAATGTAGGATATGTAGCATAATGAGTAAGACCTGTAATAGCACCTTGCTCAGTATCTTTTGTGTTTAATCTAGTATCAGAATTATTAGCTGCAGCTACTACATTACCATAACCATCAAATAGAGTTGATATATCACCAATCCAACCAGCGTTATTAGTTGTTTCAGTTCTTAAATTGTTAAGGGTTGCAACAACTGTGTCTTCACCAGTCTTTGCATTTGAATTAATGTTATCTAGATCGCCTAAAGCAGCGCCAATTTCATTATCCTTAACCCTCCATTCTTCAAAGGTATTAGTCAGAGATATATTAACTGTATTTGGCATATTATTTCTTCTTCTGTTTAGTTAGTAAAGTTTTCAACATACCTTTAATTTCGGTCATGTCATTCTCTAAAGTAATTAAGCGATCTTCATCAGCCTTTCTCTTTGCTGAAGCTTCGCGAGCAATCTTAGCATTGCTTCTATCTTTATTTATAATAGCACCAGTAGATGGGTCTCTAAATAAATTAGCCTTACCCGCAACTGGTATCATGATAACAACGCGATTGATCTAAGGTTCTTACAAGAAGGAACAGCACTAGTGTTTTGACTAGTAAATACAATCTTGATACTAAACAGTGTAAACGGATCAGCTGTAATATTATATTCCATTTCAGTGTAATCATTAGGATCATCTGAATAAGGAACCGAACCTACCGTAGATACAATCTCTACCCAAGGTAATGATTCAAATCCTGTTGCTTCTGACGAAGTCTTATGGTATACTTTAACATTGGTATAAGACGGTCTATTCACATCTATGTACATGTTTAACTCATCAGAGCTTTCATCCAATTGAATAGTCTTAGTTACATACTTAGCTAATGCAGAACCCCTAGAAGCGTCTGTCTCTTCGAAGAAATTAGCAATAGTATCATATCCAGCACCAACACCAGGGTTGTTAATTCTATTAAATACCGTGATAGCACTTGTACGTTGCATATCAATTACAGGTGATACATTATCTTTAGAAGTTGTAATGAAACCTTTAAACTTCAATGATGGTGTAGTTCCTTGTAACACTGCACGAGGTGATTGTGGAGTATAATTACTATTAATAATCATTGGAAGATAATCACTAGATGCTTGATAATTATTATCACCAACTAAGTAAGTATCTTTAACTGTCCAAGTCATACCCGTATTAGGTAATGTAATCTCTTGAACAAATGGGAACATTGTGTTCCACGCTAAGTTCTCTGATGCAGTAGATGCATCATCACCATCAATACCAGTGCCAGTTGCTGCCGTTGTAGTAGTAATAGTATAACGATCACGCTCTACATTAGACACAACATGAGAAGCTCTAATCTCTGAACCTGGGATACCATTGATATCAGAAGTTCCTTCATAGTCAAGTGTAACTGACTCACCATTAGTTAAACCATGATTTCTATGTGAGATTATAACATCTTTAGAGCTTACCACTGTTTGCATTGGATCAACATCTAGTGATCTATTTTGAATAGGGGCATTCTCTAATTTAATTTCTGCTGTTGCCGCAAATACCGCACGATTCATAACAAACATAATATCTTTGTTTTGATCTGGGGTCCATGTAGAAGCGTTCTGAGATTTAAACATAACACCATTATACGGCTGTTTAGAGATCCTATTACCGTCAACATCTTCACCACCAATCTCTGCATACTTAACAGTATACTCATTTGAGTTTGCCATAATAACAAAACAATATTCAATGTTATCTTGTAAGTATACCGGCGAGTCAAATGTAAATGTTGTAGCCGGTGCAGGAGTAACCGCATCAGGAATAGAAACATCCACCGGATTAATAGTCTTATCAGAGAAAGGTACTACACGTTGTGTAGGGATACCATTCTCCATTTCTCTAAGCTGTACTTGTACTGGGATATTACTATCCTTAGTATCAAAGAACAAGTCGATAGAAGTAATAAATGCACCACCACTCAAATCAATAATAATTGATTGTGCTAATGGATCCACCCAATAAGTGCTGGTTGATGTATTTGTTCTAGTTTGATTAACAGCATTACGTTGAATAGTAGGCACTCTTGTTGAAATTGAAACATTTTCTTTAGTTTCAATTAAACCCTTCGCAGCATAATTAGATGCAGCAAATGTAATGTTATCTGCTTGTGCGTCATTAGAAGCGCTTGAAGTTAATAAGAATGTTTTATCACCTGTATTGAAATTCAATGAAGTATTATTAGGTACCCAGAATGTTCCAGTAATAGCACCGTTACTATCAGTTGTTAATGTAGTGGCGGTTGCTGGATGACTCGTGATATTATTAACACCAGTTGTGGGTACAATAGATGAAGCGTTGTTAGTAGATACATAGCTTGCTACATCAATTCCATCAAAGAATGCAAACACTTGAGTATTAGGTTTTAATCTAGTACCTTCAAATGTTACAATACGTGATCTCATGAATGGAGCGAAATTAACATCAACTACTCTATCACCTATATTTGCTGTTACAGTGTCAGTTCCAATAGAAGTTACTGTACCTGTACGAGATTGTCCTCTCGTAGTGGTAACATCACGACGTCTACCAGAAGCTCTAGTTGTTCGTCCTGTCCAGTTAGTCTGCCATGAATTCCATACAGTACCTGTAGCGACAGCTTCATTAGCTATAGATCTCATTGCATCGAATACACCATCGTTATTAATAATAACTGTTGGGCGTCTATCAATATCTTTCCACTCATCAGTTTCAGGTGATAGTTTTAAAGTACCACTCCAATTGAATACATCATATGGATTAACATTAATTGCACCTGAGTATTGGTTTTGATTGATGATAGCTGAAGAAGTATATGGCAACGTTATAAGATCACCTGTCTTTTGTGCAGTTGATGATGCATCAAATACCATTGATACATTATTCTCTGAGAACAAAGGTCTTAATAAACCCTTATCTCTATCAATACCAGTCGAGTACTCAATATTATCAACCGCACCAACATTTGTTGATTGGAATGAATCTACTAAGAATCCAGTCTTAAACTTACTAATGTTTCCAGCACCTAGAATTTGCTTATCCGACGCTTCTTTCTCTAATAGAGATAGTACCGTGTAATACTCCAAGTTGTTGATTCGTTTCTCCAACTTACCAATATCACGCATCGTGTAACGTCTGTTATCAATGAATTGAATTTCAACTTCTTCGGGGCTCATTGTGTATGCAGGTACATACAAGTTGTATAGTACCATTGCATCTTTAGGCATACCAGGCTCTGAAGGCTCTAAGTCACTTACACCTTTAAGAACACCAAACTCACCGTCTTTATCTAAATAAACTTTATCAATACGATTTAAGTAATATTGGATATCAGTAGCAAATTGTGTATTAGGTCTTGGACATGTAGATGTAGAAGCTCCAGTGCCAGTAAAGTTAGAACCACCATTATTCATACGAGGTCTAAAGTCTACCGCTGATCTCAATTCAATTGTACCATGGCTAGGAATGTCTTCGTAGTTTACTTGGTTATTGTATGAATCAATAGTAAAGAAATCTCCCGTACCATGATCGAAGTAATTGTATGTAACATCTAAGTCACCTGTCACTGTAAAGTTTGTATTGGCTTTAAGCTTAATTGAACTTGTAGCATAATGTGTATCACGTTGACCACTATCAAAGTCGAAGTGTTTAGTAACATCTTGACTGTTTTCAATAATAGATGTAATCACTTGTACATCACAATGATCTAAATGTTGCCATTGCGAATAGTCTAAAGATGCATTTAATACAACTGTATGATTAGAAATTAATGATTTCTGTTTATGCTTTAGCGTTCTATTGACCGGAGCAATCAGCGTAACAAACTTAGTCTCCGCTGTAGCAGGCAACCCAGTAATAGTTACTTGTGGTGGATTGTTACTATTATTAACCACAACTTGACTTGATGTTAATGGGATAACTTCAGCATTGAAGTCATTACGCATCATCCAGTTAACAGCATCAAATGGGCCAAAAGTCTCATCTGCTATATTAGCTGCAAACTGCACTTGGTTCTGTGCAACTTGTACTGCACTAAACTCTCTGTTAGCTTCATAAGAATAGTTAAAGTCTTCTGGTTGTAATGGATCAGTCTCAGCATTACAAGTTTTAATTCTTGAGAATGGTAGTGGGAACACTAAGGTGTCTGTAGCTAAGTTATATTGACCCGTAGTAATAGTACAAGCAAATGAAGTATTAGATTCAATTGTTGTTGCTGTGTTAATTGATCCAGTTAAGTCAAACACGTGTAATCTGTATGTTGATGTTGTTAGTGCTTGAATTGATCTTACACGAACAGTACCTACCTCAGCATTACTTGAGTTTCTTAACGATACTGTATCAAATGTTGTAATATCTGGAAGACCTGTCATACTCTCAATATCAATATAGTTATTGATATCAACTGTAATAACTTTATCAGTGGCTAATCCAGCGTCTCTCGCTTTATCGAAGGTAACATCTGTTGTAGATAGTGTTTCAATTTCATAACCACGAACATATGCCTTTGATGGTTCAATACCAATGTTTAGTTTAGTGTCATCTGTTACATGGTTTTTAATTGAAGCTGGGAATGGATTAACTGTATAGTTACCACTCTCGTCGAATGTACGTCTTGCCAACGTGTCTTCAACGATAGCATAATCAGTTGTCCTAGCCTGCTTAATAATACGACCACTTTCAAGTCGTGCAAGCAATACAAAGTTACCAATATCAGAAGATATCTCACGTTTAACTAATTTAGTTGTGATTGAATATCTATGTGCACCTGGAGCAGATTCATTAGGAGAACCTAAAGCGTTGTCATTAAGAGATTCATCATTACCAGCAGAAATAATATTCTCTTCAATACGCAAACCAACATCATATGAAACATCATGAGTGTATCGACCAAGAACAACCGTTGATGACTTAACAATAACAAAGTGTTTCTTAATGTAGTAGATACCTTCATCAATAGAAACTAATGAACCAAACCCAGATGAATCTACGGTAGCTGTAATTAATGATCCATCAGTGATTGTTGCTGCATCTGCAAATGTCCCATTACCTGATACATAGTTGACATATAAAGTAACAGGGTCATTATCAGTAGATGCTTCTACGTGTACAACCTTAGCTGTAACAGAGCCATCAGACAATTCAACACCAACATAATCTGCTATAGTTGTAATTGGATTGCTAATCTTTAAGTAATCAATCTTATTATGAACAAATACGTGGCCAGGTACTACAATAGAACCTTCTTTAAACATATGATCACCAACAGATGACACTTGTTGTTGAAGCATAGACTGGATTTGCGTAAGCTCTCTTGCTTGTAACGCATGTCCAGGTCTAAATAATATCTTATTGTACTTCTCTTTAGGACTTAACCCATCTACCGTTGTAGGTACAGTGAAGTCGTCCCAATAAGGTTCAATATTAAATTTAATTGCCATATTTTTTCCTAATTTAGAATGCTATTACTAATCTAATTGTTTCAATCTGATCCGCACCACGACTTACTGGCGTTCTATTCTCTAGGAATACTATATCGCCAGAGTAATGGTTAATCTTTGGAGCAACAACAGAGGTTATATCTTGTCCACCTGTAGTAGCTGAACTTAATCTTAATAAATCGTTATCTGCATTGAATACTCCAAACCCAGTATCTTCGTTTTGCACATAATATACAATACCATTAACTGAATCGTGTTCAACCACAATCGCTTTAGATCCTGTGTCTGTACCAATAACTTCTGCATCGGCTGCAAATGCACCACCAGATACAACTAATGATTTAGTCACATTATATGCATTAGTAGCAGCAACATTTGTAGTAGATGCATCAACAGGGTTCTTGACTAGCGCAATTTGTCTGAAGTCGTTCACTGAAGGGATGTCACCATTCTCAGAACCATTAAATACTTTATTAATCGCAATATAATGAGTTCTTAATTCTTGTCTTGGGTCAGCACCAAATCCACCCTTCGGACCAATAACTGGTCTAACAACTCCACCCGAACCAGAACCACCTGTGATTTCAATAGTAGCTTTAGTATATCCAGAACCAGCATTTACAATTGTAACACCAGAGATGTTACCACCTGATACAGTAGCTGTAGCGGTACAACCAGTACCATCACCTTTAACTACTAATGTTGGAGCTGATGTATAACCAGTACCAACAGCGGAAACCTTAATGTTGTAAATTGCACCATCAACAGCACTATCTTGCACTGCCCATTGGTTAAGTAATGCAGTATCTGCACCAGGATCTGGTTGAGCTGTTAAATATTGTACAGGAATAAATGATTGTGTCAAGAACTTAGATCCAGTGTCTACAGGCACGGTGTATAAATATTTCCACATATAACCATCATAAGATGTGTTATCAATAATGCCTGATGTTTGCACACCTGTTAAGTCTGGATTACGAGTTGACGTTCCTGCTGATTGTAAGCAAATGTATACGTTATTGTTATCTGTAATAACATAGTATTCTTTACCTTCGATATTAACATCTCTGTCATCGTATTCACCATATGATGTACCAGACACCCAAAGATTACGAGGTGTTGCGTAAATTACGTCATTCCCTTCAATCTTTTTCATAGCATACATGTTTTCCCATGCAGTATTGGTGGTGTAATCATTCTCGGCAGGTACATCTGGATTATTCTCATCGGCTAATCCATTAGCATCTAACCAAGCATGAGGTCTACCTAATCCAAGGTAATATGTGTCATTAGACATACTGTCAACAAACCTTTCAGTTGCATCTAATCTAAATTTGTTCGTTATAATTGCTGACATTTAATCTGTCTCCTTATGGTGTTGTTGTTTCGGTTATATCACAACCGATTTGTGTGTCTATACGTTTATTTATAACGTCTTCAAAAGTTAATGGACCGTATTCTTTCATAGCTCTAAAGTTAATAAACTTGGTATTGTCAAAGTGATCTACAAAGCCAAACTCATTACCAACGTTGATATCATATGTATATTCTTTTTCAACATATGATCCAGAATCAATAAATGATATTGTACTGTAAATTGTGTCGATGTAAATATTTCTTGGTAAACCAGAGTCTTGATAACCAGGTTGAACCTCATTATTAGCAGACTCCATCATGTTAATAAAGATTAAGATTTCACCGAAGAATATAAATCCTGCTGGGTGAATCAATCTTGTAAATGCACTCTTCCAATCATCAATGCTCTTACCAGTTCTCAATACATAAGAAAACTTCTGGTAAAAATACGAGTCTTGTATATACTTCTTATCTGATGCAAATCCATCAACAGTTGAGAATAAACCTTTCTTGTATACTTTAACTGTTGAACCGCTTAATAACTCTGTACCAAATCTAACATACCCAACATAGTTATCACCGCTTAAGTAATACCCAGGAACCCAATCCTCGTTTAATATGCCATCAACAAATATTAAATCGTCATCAACTTTTAGTGTAAACCCTCTATCATCCACTCCCTCGACAATTGATACATTGGAGGTTAGAGTGAATGAATATGCTTCAGCATGTTTAGAAGGATCATTTTTAATACTATCCTCAACACTAAACCATTTACCATCAGAAGGTATTAAC